AGTAGTTCCCGCTGCTGCCCGACGTGAACCCGCTGCCCGATGACGTGCACACCGATGCGCCGGCGGTCGTCGGCGGCCAGTAGGCGAACTTGATTGCCGTCAGATCCACGATGGCACCGGACGATGACGCCACCGACGACAGGTAGCAGTGCACCGCCTCTCCAGGGTGGAAGTTGGCCAATTTTGTCATCCGATCACCTCGTCTAGCGTCCCGTTGTAGCCGCTGATTTCGTCCAGCGCCCCCGCGATTTGCAGGTCCGGCAGCCGGTACTCGACTACCAGTTGTGGCCGCTCAGCGGCTGTCGTCCAGTCTGCCGAACGCCAGAACCGATAATCGCCGCTGCCATAGCCGTCCATCCAGAATACGAAGCCGTAGTTGGCGGCCACCATCGTCTGAAACTCGCCGGCGTCCAGGATGAATGTCTGCGCGCCGGTTCCCGTACCCGGGGTTCCGCTCCACAGCGTGGCGGCGGCGTAGTCCGTGCCCGCTGTCGAGCAGCCATCCGAGCCCGCCCATGCCGTGTTGGGCGCCAGCTTGCGATAGGCCCAGCATGCGCCCGTTGCCGACCAGTCTGAGTTGCCGGCGAGAATGCGGTTCATCTTCCATGTGAAGGCCGACGCGTCACCGCTCGAATATAGGTAGAGCGTGAGAGTAGCGGAGACGATGGTGTAGCCTGCCAGCGTGGACAGGTCAAACTTGGCGATCTGTTTGTAGCGCACCTCATTGGTGGTCGGATTCTTGCCGCCCGTCACCCACCCGACGTGCGTCGAGAAGTTCGTGCCGGTCTGGTCGCGCGCCAGCCACGTGTCATTGCCCGTCGTGCTGTCCGGCTGAAGCGTCAGCGTCGCAACGTGCAGCCCGGTGCGGTCATCCATTGTGCCCTCAAACTTCACCAGGTCAAACAAGTCCCCGGCCACCGGCCCCCAGGGCGTGACCATCCACATGTCGAATGGCGGGGTCAGCCACAACGCCCGGTCGAAACGGTCAACTATCCCATCCGGCGCGTGAACGATCCTCACGAAGCCGCCCCCTGCGTCTGGGTAGTCCCGTCGTCAGAAATGGTCTGGGTTGTGTCGACCACTACACCAGCATCGGCATAAGTCTTGAGCGCCGTAGCCGTCATGGTTGTTTTCTTGAACCACCGCCGCCAAACTTGTACCACCATCCCTGGCCATGTGGTTGCCACCGTGCCGGGGTCCGTCACCGTGATGGCATCCAAACCCGTCGCCGCCAGGGTTAGCCCGTCGCTGACGCGTTTCGTATCGCCTATATCAGAAGCCACCACATTTGCTGTGGCAATCGTCGCGATGGTAGCAGTGATCCGCATCTCCACTGATTGCCCTGCTGTTAATGCCGGCAAAGTAACGCTAAACTTGTATGGCGCCCCGCCGCTAATCGTGACGGCATCCGCCGTAACCACGCCAGCCACATATAGGCTACCCACTGGCCCTGCTGTTGGTACGGCGAGGGCCCCGGTAGCATCCAGCGTATCAAAGATACCCGTCCAGACCTGGCCGCTTTTCAACATCTGGCACCCCTGGCGATTTGCACATTTCGCCTAGTAGTAGTATACTGACAGCTACATAATGCTGCTGTTACGCTGGCAAGAAAGGACTCCACGGTATGAAATATCACGTCAAGCATCCCGATCCCAACGCGATCCCTTTTGAATACTGCCATTGTGGGTGCGGACAGAAAACGGCATTGGCGCGACAGAAACACCCGGAACGAAATATGGTCATCGGCCAGCCGATGCAGTTTATCCACGGCCATAGTTCGCGTCACCGCTCCATTCCCATCCCTGAGCGTTTCTGGAAACACGTCTCTATCGGCGCGCCTGATGAATGCTGGCCCTGGATGACCTACACATATCTTGGATATGGGATCTTCTCTGTCACCCATAATCAACGTGCTCAGGCGCACCGAATGGCTTATGAGCTCATTTATGGTCCAATTCCAGACGGCATGCTCATCTGTCACCGCTGCAACAATCGACCTTGCTGCAATCCTGCACATCTGTATGTGGGCACCGATGCCGAGAATCTTCGCGATTCGATAATAGCCGGAACGGCATACAAACTGCCCGCTCTGCAAGGTTCTGCAAACCCACGCTCCAAATTGACTGAAGGTGCCGTGCAAGAAATCCGCCGCCTGTATGCTACTGGCAATTACCATGTGCGCGATCTTGCTCCGTTGTTTGGTGTTCACTTTTCGACAATCGCCCGTGTCTGCCGTAGTGAAGGCTGGAAGCACGTCGCCTAGTGTCATTTCGTCGCCTCAATTCGGACGCCGCCCGGTATGCGTAGCTCGTGCCGCCTGCCGTAAATGCCCACCGCGCCGCCCGCCGCTGGCGCAATCCAGTACCGCCTGCGCGGTGCCCACGCGTTCCACTCAGGGTTAACATCGCAGTAGGCCATCTGCATCGACGCCAGCCACCCCTCGGCGGGGGTGAGGGTGCGCGAATAGACGACGAAGGCTTGAATATTCTCTGTCTGATAATCGCCTTTTGTGCCGTCAATCGAGCGCGCGCTGATTGGCATTGCGGTCGTGTTGATGTTAGCAAACGCGCCAAGCGCCGTGTCGGAAATCCCATTTTTGTAACCAACCGACCCCGCAATCCCTACTACGCCGGAAGTTATGGCTGCGGTAGCGGAAAGGTAAACAGATGCGCCATAAAGGAAACGCAATCTATTGCCAACGCCCGCACAATCTATAGCAAAGTAAGCCAAAGCCGGAACAATGGTTAGCGCACCGAAGAACGAAGCGTTTGTAATTACATCGCTAAATCTGATGAGGGCACTCCAGCCAGCATTGGGAACGATAGTCGTCATTATGTATCGTGGACCTATTGTTGAAGTTCCCCATCCAGCGCGTGAATTAAACAATACCGGCCATTCTGCAACACCCACAGCAGCGGTGTAACTGCCAAGCAGGCGCTGCCACAAGCCGATGTTTTGCCGGGCGGCGATGGCATCAGGCGCGCCGATAGGCTGGTAGGCACTCACTACCCCCGGCAGTGAGTGCCACACGGCGTTGGACGCGAGGCGATACGGCATTAGCTTGCCCCCATCATTTGCACCGTCTCAGCGTGCGTGATATAATTAGTGCCATGAAGCAAGTAAGACATTGGAGTAACCGCAAGGCATGGACCGAAGAAGAAGATGCCGTCCTTCGTGAGCATTACGGTGTTCGGCCTCTCAGTCAGTTCAAGCACCTCCTGCCCGGACGCACTCCTGACGCAATTCAACTTTACGCTACGCGCCGACTTGGATTGAGATCGGATCGTCGCGCTATGTCTGCGCTGACCGATCATCGGTGGTATGCCAGAAATGACGCCTTTTTCTCTGAGATTCGCCCCCTTGCCTCTTACTGGGCCGGTTTCATCGCCGCGGATGGATGCGTCGGTAGTCCGATAGGTGGCATCAGCATTCATCTTGCAGCCAAGGATCGAGCGCATCTTGAACGACTGAATGCCGATTTGGAGTTCAGCAGGCCACTGAGGACAGAAATACCAAAGTCGCGCGGTGGTCCCCAATGCAACTTTACGGTATGCAGTTCTCAGATGATTGATGACCTTTGGCGCAACTACGCTATCGGGCCGCGCAAGAGCTTGACGTTTACTGCGCCAAGGCATCTTGACTTCGAGAATGCTCTTGCATTCATCATCGGCTACATTGACGGGGATGGCTGTATCAGACATCGACAAGGCGAAGGCAACTGGCGCAACTATGTTGCCTTGAAGATTCTTGGCACTCAAGATTTGCTTAACTGGATTGCGGATGTCTTTCGTACTATCATGCCCGATAGCAAAGCTGAAGCACGGCCGCGTCCCACGCGATATCATATCTGGACATACGAAGTGGCCGGGCGGAGGGCAGAGTACATCCTTGGTCAACTCGCCATGATTGACGTACCAAAGATGCCGCGCAAGTGGAATATGATGCATCAACTGGATTGCTCCGAGTACAGGCGATAGGCCAATGTGTTCCCACTCGCCGCCAGTGACACGCCCGCGCCATTTAGTGCTACCAACTTGAACGCAAACGGTGGCACAGGCAGTCCCGTCAAGTCGCGCGCCTTCGCTCCGGCTCCTGTACTCAGCGCAGCGAAACAACAGACGTAGTTCTCTGGCCCTGGTACAACGGCCCCCCCACCGTCCGGAAACGTCGTATCCGTGCATGGCAAGAGGTACACACTGATACCAGTGTTGCCTGTCGCCGGCGTCAGGGATGCCAGCCGTAGTTGCAGTGCCGTGTAGAGGTGCCGCAAGGTAGTATTGTCGATGGCCGACGAGGCCGCGGTATAGGCGCCGTTGGCCAGGGCATTGAGCTCCGTGGCCAACTGCGCCACGATGGCGGTCGGCGTGCTCCAACTCAACTGTGTTGCCATGCTCTATGCTCCTGCCCGCGCCCGCTCGACTTCGCCAGCGGTCACCACGCCCAGTCCGAGTTCAGTCGCCCGGTTTACCGCGACTGTACTATTGCCCAGCGCCACCAGGTTGGCGCGCGTCATCGTGCCCACTCCGAACAGCGTCCCCAGGATTGACCGCACGTTGGCGCTCGTGATGTCAAGGCTGTCCATTTGGATGAGCGCCAGGTACACGTCCCGCGAGGCTGCCGTGAGGGCCGTCAACTCGGCCACGCTCGTGCACGCCAGCAGGTCGCTCCCGCTGATGCTCGTGCGCGGGATGGCGCGGTTCACGGCATTCAGGCTGTCGGCGGCCTGTTGCCCGGTCATGCTCGCATACCCGCGCGCGAGCGGGTCCTGTGTCAGTTCGTCGCGAAGTCCCATGGCTCAGCCCCCTATCACGAAATGTAGAAGTCGATGTTGCAGTATTTGGTGTCCTGCGTCGTCGATCCACTGGTGATCGAGACCTGTATCCGCTCGTTATACAGCGGTACTGGACTGGCGCCGGTCGATGCGTCTGTGCTGGTTGTCAGGTAGTGCCCGCTACGCGGGTACCATGCTCCCAGATTGGCGCTTGACGCATTGGTCAGGGTCAGAATGGGCAGCCCCGAGACGGCCGCCGTAATCGCCACAGTGCCCGTCCCGCCGCTGGAGATATTGCCGCTACTCGTGGCTGCCGCCAGAACCGGGTTGTAGTACACGGCATGGACGAAACCAGTGTGGGTGCCAGTGCTCAACGTCGTAATGCTTCCGCTTGACGTAGCCGAGCACAAGACCCGCTCATATCGGACGTAACTCATGTCAACCTTCCTTGGCGATCAGCCCTTTCCAGTTCTTGCGGATATGCGCGGTGTCCTGCTGGGCGCCGCGGTAGTTCTCGCGTGTGGCAACGGCCCGCTCGATCTGTTGGTCAAGCTCAGCCACCTTCTTGGTCAGATCCGCCTCGCGCGCCTGTAGCCGTGCGTTCCAGCGCTCGATCTGCTCCTGCTCGTAGCCGTACAGGAAGTCAGTCTTCAGTAGTTCGCAGTCGGGTGGGATCGTCACCTTAATGCCGCGCCCCTGGGCGATGCCGATGAAGTATTCGCAGCTTGGGCGTTGTGATTGGTACTCTGAGTCATGAGCCATATCGACTCCGTATACTCCAAGTTCACTACATCCTTCCATGATCGCGAGTGCAATCATGTAACTAATGGAATTTGTTAAGTAGGGCCTGGCGTTTGCCGAACCTGGATTCGGGAACGCCTGCGCGATAGCCTCCAGTGGGTAGCGCACGCTCATGGGAATGTCGGGCCATACCTGGTGCATGTACACGGGCACGGTCATGGCACGCATGGCGTAGATGTGGTCGCTCGTGCGTTTCTTGTCAGCCTCGTAGACGGCCCGTGTGTGCAACTCAAACCAGCGTGAGAACCGCGGGATGAGCATGTACAGCTCATTCAGGCCCCAGATTTCCCACGACGGGTCCCCGAATGGCGCTTGCTGCCACGAATCGGTGAAGCCGAGCACCGCGATCTTACGCCCCGGTGTCAGAGCCGGCGCGTCTCCCACGGCCTTGGCGGCCTGCGTGCGCTGAATGTGGTTGCCCTGCGTCTGGTAGTCGGGCATCTCCACGGCGGGTGGCTCGACAGCTTCCGCCTTCAGCGCGTCTACCCGCTCCTTCAGTTCACCCTGTTCCATGTTGCCCCCCTCCTTCACCTTTCTATCTCTTACCTATTGACCCGGACACGAGCCAGGTAGCCGAAGTCACCAATGATGATCTTCAGGTTGCCTGTGCCCACGTCTGGGACAGGTCCGTCGAAGACCACCGGATAGCCGAACAGTGTAGCCCCGGTAAGTTGGTCTGAGAGATCACGGCCTGCGTTCCCGCCGCTGTTTGCCGACGGTAGCTCGTTGTCATCCGCATCCGCCTGTTGTGGACCCACTCTCGCACCTCCTGTGCAAGTAGTTCCTCCTTCCAGTTGGTCAGGGCTGGCGCTGGGGGAGGGAAGGAGGAGGAAGCCCCCACCAGCGCCAGATCCCCACTAGGTCGTGCTGGTCAGCATGTCCGTCGACTTGTCCAGCGTCATCCAGTTGGTCGTGTTCTGCCCCATCAGGTGCCACCACTGCCGGTTGGTCGCGCCGGTGGTGAACAGGATGGTTGTGATGCTGTTGTCAATCAGGTAGGCCGCGGTAGTCTTCACTATCGCGGGCGCGGTAGCCGTTGATCCGATGCAAATGAGCCACTTCTCGACGCCAGCCACAGGCGCCGGCAGGTTGAACGTCCGCCCGGCCGTGCTGCCCGCTGCAGATGACCACACCTCGCTGATAGAGTGGCTTGCCATCGTAGACGGGTTGGCTGCGCCGGTAGCGAACTGCTCGAATGGGCGCACAAAGCCTGACGAGAGCGTGAGAGTGTTCGCCACACTCAGCGCGCTCGATACCGCCACGCCGCCTGAGAAGTTTCCGGTCGTCGCCTGGAGCCCCGACGTAAGGGACAGCGCGGCGCCGAACGAGCCCGCGCTACTCACGGCGATTCCACCACTGAAGTTTCCAGTAGTCGCGGTGATGCCGCTGGTAAACGACACAGCCCCGCCGAACGATGCGCCGCTGGTGATGGCCGCCGTCGATGCGGCGATGCCACTGGTGGCCGTCACCTTGCCTGGGAATGTCACATTGCCACTGGTCAGGCTACCGATGGCCAGGTTGCCGCCGGTAGTGATGAACGCCGAACCGCCGATCTGCAGCGCGCCGCCGGCTTCGATGTTGAGAATGCCGCCATCCTCGACGGCAATCATGCCGCCTGAGCTGACGACCAACTCAGTGGCGCCCTGCTGGCGGTAGACTTTCGGTGAGTAGGTTGCCATGTGTCATGCTCCTTTGCTGCCCCCCAGGCGAACCCATGCCCGCCTGGGGGTAACCCGTCTCAGGGGTGCGGAGTTAGCTGCTCGTGCCGCGTACGATGTTCCAGTCCGCGATGCCCTGGCCGGTGCTCGGGCTGGTCGGTTCCGTTTGCGCCCGGTAGAGCAGGGCGAACACGCCGCGGATCACCTCGCCGGTAGTACCGCGGTCGATATAGACACGCGCATAGCGCCGGCTTGGCCGGAACACGTCGATGCCAAGCACCGCCTGCCCAGTCCCAAAGCCAGTCGAGTGCGTGACGGTCGAGCCGTACACGTCGATGTAAGTGCCGGTTCCACTGGACGTGGCCGACAACTGCGCGTAGGCGGTGTACGCCGTCTCCGCGGTAGTCTCCGTAACCACCAGAAACTGTACCCCGTCATAGCCGCGTGTGTCGACGGCGTTGGTGTAGTGGTCGGTCGACGTGTCCGACGCGGCAATGCCACTGCTCAGCAGCACCGGGTAGACAGCAGCTCCAAGATTGTGCAACATGATGCGCCCCCTATGCGCTGCAAACCTGGCCGCGGACTCGCCAGTCCTCGACCAGTTGCCCGCCGAACCGAATGCGGCCGAGCAGGACGATCTGATTGGTTTCGGCGTACAGTTCGCGCAGGACCTGGATGCTCAGCCCGATGCGGTTGACCAGGTAGTAGCCGCCGAGGTCGCCGAAGATGATCGGATAGGCGCCCGCGCCCACGTTGGGCATGAACGCATTGAAAAGCACCGGGTAGCCCAGCAGCGGGCGGTTGATGGCCTGGTCCACGAGGCCGCTGTTGCCCATGCTCCAGAACGGCCTACCGTCGCCATCCACCAGCGATGCCAGAGCCAGCGCGCAGTTGGTCTTGTTCATCACGACGACGCTGCTGCGGTCGTACTGCTCGGGCAGCGCGTAGAGCAGGTTCAGGATGCCCTGCCAAGTCAGCGCCGCGGCGGCGGTCGTGTGCACGTCGTTCGTCACGAAGTTCGCGTTGATGAGGATACCGCTCGGCTGCGCGACCCCGGTCCCGTTGACGATCATGTTGTCTTTCAACAGCCCAATCGTCTCGGAGAACTTGGTCGAGCACCAGCCCATCACGTCCGACGCGCTGTCCTCCACGAAGTCCACAGACAGGGGCAGGCTCATCATCGCCGTGTAGATCGGGATGCGGTACTGGCCATAGACAGGTTCTGTCACGCGCGCCGTGGTGGCCGCGGCGGGCAGCTCGCCAGTCCAGGTCACGCGCATGCCCTGGGTGTAGATATTGTCCGTAGTCCATACTACGCGCGGTGTCACCCAACTGTCGCGCGTGGTGTTGAAGTTGGACACACGCGGCGCCAGGTTAGTGGGCGCCGGCTCTTTGGCGATGATCTTGTTCTGCATGTCCTCAGGCGCCAGGAAACCGCCCTGGCTGTCGATGCCCTCCTGCAGAACCTTCAGCTCAGCCGCCTTCAGGTTCCGCTCCCCGCCACGTAGGTACGACCGAAACGCCCGCTTGTACTCGGGTGCGGCGATGGCCTTGTACACGTCCTCACTGATCAGCGGCTCGCCCTCATCGGTAACGAGGATGCTCTTGCGCCCGCCCGACAGCGGTTGCGTGGTGACGGTAGCGGCTCCTGCCGGCGAGGTGCCCACAAGGGACATCATGCCGCCCGACTTGTTGGCCCAGTCGCGGAACTTGCTCAGCTCCCCGAGGGAAGCCATCTGCTTTTCCATGTTGCCGCGCTCGGCGACAATGGACTCGATGCGCACTTGATCGGCTTCGCTAAGTTGGGACTTGGCGGCGATGGTGTCGCACTCCGTTGCGAGTTCACCCACGCGCCTGCGGATATCTTCCATTCCCATCGTGATCACTCCTATGTGCTGTATGCGCACATACTGCGTAGTCGCAGGCTCTCAAACTGCGCGCGTAGCCGTCGCAGCGATTGGGCGTCAGCTTCCGCTTTGCCGTTCACGCCGCTGCTTGTCAGTTCCGCCAGCCCCGTCACGGCTGCCTTGATATTCTGCAGCGCCTGCCGCAGACTGTCCAGGTTGCCGTGGCTCAGCTCGCGATCCTCCAGTGCACGCCGTTCACGCAGGTCTTTCGTACGCTGCGCCAGCGACGCCGCCATGCTCGCGGTGTAGCCCGCGTGGTCAGCCAGGGCGATATCCTGGCATTGGTCCACAAGGCCAGCCAATCCGGCCTTGTTTGCCCCTAATGTCTCCAGGTCCGGTACTTCCTGCCCGATAGCCGCGTAATGTGCTTTGACGGCCACCAGCTCCACGTTCGCCAGCGGGTTGGCCGGCGTCGGCGTCAGGCTGCCCTCAATCAAGGGCCAGCGCCGAATCTCACCGCTCTTGTCCACTTGCACCAGGTGGCGCATGGACCCGCTTGACAGACTGAGCTTGCCCGCTTGCACCAGTTGGCGGATAGCCGCGTAGTATTCGCTGCGGGCGTCGAGTTGCGCTTGCATCCACAGGCCCATGTCGTCACGATCTAGCGCCTTGATGCGCCCCACTACAGCCGGGCCGGCCTTCGGGTCCAAGCCGTGCTGGTACAGTAGTGGGCGGTCCCCGGGGAACCAGTCGAGCACGAAGTCGGTGCGCGCCGTGAACCGTTCCCCAACTATATCGCTGCCGTTAAAGATACCGCCAAAGGGAGCCAGGAGTCCACGCAACTCCGTCTCTGCCGCGTCCATGAACTTGAGGCCCGGCACTGATTTTGCATCCGGCACGTTCGCATACAGGGCGCGCATCTGCTCCTTAGCTTGCGCTTCGGATGGGTGGCAGCCAACAGTATCTCCCGGTGACTTGTCCGGCTGCTCCTTTGCCACACACCATTCATTATCGCGTTTGACAATCATGTACGGCATGCCGGCCTCCTAACGTAACGCCTCTCGAATCGAATCCAAAACGAACTTGATCACGCGCTCCCGCTCTTCGCCCACGACCTGTGAATCGGTCTTCCAGCCGCGTGCGGCGTGGAACTTGGCCTGTTGCGCCCAGTCCTGGACATATGGTCCATAAGACGTAAGGTTGCCCACAACCACGCGCATGCCGTTATTTTCAGCCTCGACAGTCCACTTGGTCCCTAGTTTTTTTGATGTGTTTCGCCCATGCACGCCAGAGCGCGTGCGCCATCGCGGACCGTAACCGCGCGCATACCAGCGCTGCCGTGATGGGTCATTGGCCTCACTGGTCGGTGGGTAGACGGCAATTACCCGTTTCAACTGCCGCCCGCCGGCCATCAGAGCCCCACGGTAGAGGTCGAGCCTGCCCAACTTGGCAAGCCTGGCGATGGCCCGCTCTTGCCCGATGATGCGAATGGTTGGCATCAGCTCACCTTCGGTAGTTCATGGTTGCACCAGCATCTGCAGCGAGGATGCCCTGGCGGGTAGATGCCATCCGTGATCGGTTGGTCATTGCGCGGCATGCAGAACGGGCACACAAGTTCGTCATTATTGGTTTCCCAGATGGGTATCATGTGGATACCCACTGCCGCTAGCTGTCGCGCCGCCTCTTGCTCGGCTTCGCTTGCTGCCCGTGTGATCTCCGTAATGGCAATAGTCTCTGCTCGTTTCGGCCCGAACAGCCTAGCAATCAGGTCAGTTACTTGCTGTAGCGTCAGATCCTCCTCAAACGCCTGCCCAATGATCTCGCCTACCACGCGTCGGGTCGTCTCTATGATTCCGCGCACCAGTTCGCCAGCATGCGCCCTTGCCCACGCCGCGGCACGCTCGTTGACCAGCCCCCAGTCAAAGCCAATGGACGGCAGTGCTCCCTCGACCGCTTCCGCCTGTGCCAGGTAGACGTTCTGCAGCACCCCGGTAATAGCCACGCGCAGGCCCGTGCCGTACTCAGTCCAGAACGCTTCCGGCACGTTCGCCAGGTTAGGCGGGTCTCCCAGAAAGCCCTTGAGCCTCGTCAGACCTTCCCGTCCCAGCTTCGCCAGGATGCGTGCCATGTCAGCCTCTAGTCCGTCGCGGTTGGCTACGTCCATCAGGGATAATTTTCCCAGGCATCATCGAATACCTGCTTGATTTCGCTCACACCTTCGGCCGCTTCCAATGCGCCGGCGATGGCCGCTTGCAGTGCCGCCGACATGCGCAGCCCGTGCCCGTTGGTGCCCATGGGCTCCTCTTGCTCGGGCTGTTCGGCCTGCTGTTGCGGCTTCTGCTGTTGCGCGATGGCAACCTGCTGCTCCCGCTGGGCCTCCAACCGCTCCCGCTCCTGTTGCGCCTTCTGCTCGGCGCGCTGCTCCAAGTCCGCTTGCGCTTCCTCCGTGGCCGGCTCCGCTGTCACGTTGCTGGGAACCAGCCGCACCTGTCCGAGGATACCCGGCAGTGGCTCCAGGCCCAGCTTGACGCGGTACTCGTCTACGCTGATAGACCCGGCTGCAAATGCTTCTTTCCAGGGTACTAAATGCTGGGCGAACTGGTCTGCCAGCGCCTTGACGGTCGATGTGTCAAACTCGCACGTGATGCCGTCGCCGTACTCAGGCGCCAGGCTGTTTGTCATCTGATCGGCGTAACGCCGCCAGTAGAATGACAGCGTTGTCTCCGTGAAGAACGCGCGCAGCCCTTCGACGTTGCTATACGTGCTGCTCTCTAGCCCACTGTTGGCACCCACCAGAATAGACGGCACGCCCAGCGCGGCGCAGATGCGCGATTCGGTGTCAGAGCGCAGGCCCGAGAATTCGAGGTCCTTCAGACTGAAGCCCAGCATCTGGATCTCGGCGCCGGCATCCAGCACAGCCGGCGTGCCCAGCCGCACCCCGCCGAACTCCTGCCTGAACTTGGCCTTGATGAGATTCGCCGTGTCCTCATCAATGCTGTCCTTGATTTTCAGCGCCATGCCAGGCTGGGCGTAGTTCGCCAACAGCGCGCCGATGTGCGTAGTGGCGCTGTTGTCGGCAGACAGGTCCGCACGCGCTGCACTCAGCGGGCCGAAGCCTTCCACAAGCCCGCCTGACTCACCATCCGCATCAGGGAACAGAAAGCAGATAGCATCAGAGGCGGGTATCATGTTGGCCTGCCCCTGGGGGTCGACGTAGGCCCACCCCGCCAGCACGGGCACGTTCGGGTCTGCGCTGTACACCGGCCCGACGCGATCCGGGCGTAGCGGCCATAGTGCCAGCACCTGCCCACCGTTGGCTCTTTCCTTCCACCACACGGATCGCCCAACCGCCGCAAGCTGGATGGTGGCCAACTCCCAGAACTCGAATTCGGTCATGAACTCGTTGGGCCGCCGTATCAGTTGCATCAGCGGGTGAGTCAGGGGCAGCGGGTCGCGCTTCTTCTCCTCGCCCACGTACGCGCGCAGTCTCGCTTCGGGCACCGACTGTGCCAGCAGCCGCAATGCAGCATAGGCGATGCTGTTGCGGCCATAGCCCTCTTTGATGAGCGCGTGCCAGGTGCCCTCGACCAGCCACAGCACGTTGGCGAGGTAATTCGCCACCAGCGACAGGCCGCGCACGCGTCGCCCTGCCAGCCGTCCCAGTTGCGCGCGCAGCCATTCAACCATCATGCCACCGCCTTTGTTTCAGCCATCACCACGAAACCGAATGGCGCCGCGAAGTGCGAAAGTTTATTGAATGCCCCGCTGGCTGCGTCAACCTGGTCGTCATGCGCGCCATATGGGAAATCGCACAATTCGTCCAGAAATGCCATATTCCACTTGCCCCGCACGATCTTGATATTGCCCGCTTGCGCTTGGCTAGCGAATGGATCTGCCCGCGTCTCTTTGGCTCCGGTTGCCGGCTCACTATGCACAGAGAAACCGGCCAGCAATTTGGTAAAGGCCCCGGACACATCCTTGCCAGATGACCCAGGCTCCTGCTCTCCCCAATACTGCACCGTCCCGCGTGCCCGGTCCAACTCGGCTGTCTGCCGGATGATCTTGTCCCGGTCCCCCGACGACCACTGGCCGCGCACCACATCCTCCACGAAGTACAAGTCGCCGCTACGCACCATCAGCACGCCGGCCGTGTAATCGCCTGCTCCCGCCGATGCTGCCCGATCCCAGAACCGTACCCGCCTGGCACCTGCCGTGACGGCATCCACGAACTCCCCGAACCACTGGCGCCTGAAGAAACCGCCCTCTTTCGGTCGCGGCCCCTGCTGGAAGAGGGCATTCCAGAAATACGTCCCAATGCGCTTGGCGATCTTCAGCAGGCGTTCCAACGGATAGCGCTCGGGACACAGGGCCTGCCCTGGCATCCGGAAGTCCGGCTCTACCGTGCATGTGGCTGGGAACGTCGCCGGCTCCGGCTCCTTGATTGCCTCGAAACATACAACGTGCCAGCCCTCCGGCTCTTCGTCCTCTCGCGCCAACAGCCACCCGCTCAGGTCATCCTGGTGCCAGCGCGTTTGGATGACGATAATCGCGCCTTCCGGCTCCTCACGGGTGTAAAAAGTGGACTGGTACCAGTCTTTGTGTTTGGCCCGGATCGTCTCACTGGCGGCCTCCTCGGCGTTCTTGATTGGATCGTCGATGATCCCCAGGTTGAAGCCCTTGCCGGTGATCGGGCCGCCCACGCCGGCTGCCCACAGACCGCCGCCCTGCCCAGTCTCCCAGTGATTGACGGCGCCGGCATCGTCCCGGACCTGCCCGCCGGCCCGCTGGAAATTATCCCGCGCCGCCCGGCTGAGTGTGAATGCCAGATCCGCTGCATAGCTATTGATGCCTACCCAGCGCTCCGGATAGCGATACAAGTAGTAAGCAGAGAAGAGGCGAGAGACCAACTCGCTCTTGCCATGGCGGGGCGGCATGAAGATCATTACCCGCCGCAGATCGCCATCGATCACCCGCTGGAACACCTTTATGAGTCTGTTAACGTGCTCGTAGTATTGGTACTTCGGATTGGCCCGCGCTATGAACTCACGGAACGTCAGCGGCTTGCTCTTGGCGGCCAAGGGCTTCGAGAAGTCGAATGGCTTTGTCGAAACTGATGCCCCGAGCCACCCCAAGTTCGCTGGCGGATTGTTTCTGAATCCACGTTGCATCCATCATCACCTTGGACTGCGCGATCAGCATCTCGAGTTCGGACCGCAAGCATTCGAGCACCAACTCACCGATGGCCCTTTTT